GAACCAGAATATTATGATTTGGGCATGAAGCGTTTGAATGAAGCCCTTTCCGAACCTAAATTATCAATGTAAATTAATTCAAAACAAATTTAGATATGAATTAAATTAATGTAAGATTTACCAGACATGAAAGAATCACATGCAGGCATTGGGATATGCCATTGTTATCAATGCCGAATGGATAAGAAGCATTGCAGTTCTAAAAAAAGAAAGTTTGAGAAACGGGCTATAAATAAGTTCCGTCGGAAACAATTGAAATTAGATGAAATAATAAAATGCAATCGTTTTGAGAAGGGCTTGATCCCAATGCTTTCCGATTTAAAAAAAGAAAGGATATAATTATGCAACAGACAATAGAAGAAGCAGCAAGAGAATATTATGAAAGATATAAAATTCATTTGGCAAAAGATATATTCAGACCAAGAGTAATAGATATTTTTAAAGCTGGTGCCAAATGGCAGGAAAAGCAATCACCGTGGATAAACGTTAAGGAACGGTTGCCTGAATATCCGTGTTGGGTGCTTGTGACAGGTAAGGAGTATAAATATCGAATTTTGTTTTACTGTGGAGGTAAGTTTTATACAGATAAAAGTTTAACATCATATGATGGGAGCGTTCTTTTCTGGATACCCATTCCTTCTTTAGACAAAGATCTTTAATCATGAGTAAAACACCTAAAATAAATAGAGTTTGGAATAAACAGGAGAAGCGGATAGTCCGGCTTCTCTATCGCAAAGGATTTGATATAGATTTATCAAACTTGTATTGGGCCTCCTATAAAAAGACAGGAAAGAAGTACAGACGTAAAGATTCTACGTTTAGCTCTCTGGGTTATCGTGACGAAGTTTATTTTTGTACTAAGGACTGTTGGGGAGAATATGACGAATATTCTTTAGTTGACTCCTTTATAGAAATGAAGACATGGGAAAATATTCCTGATGACGTACTAAAGAACTGTGATGATATGTGGAAAGTATATTCGCTATCAAATTTCCAGTATAAAGGTAGAAAGTGGCTGATTAAATATTTGTCAGCCCTTCCTACCGTTAGATGTGATTCGAAGATAAATAAAATATTAAAAATTACCACCAACTAAAATAGAAAACCTATTAAAGAGAAAGGAGATTAAATATGAAAGCAAAGTATTTTAAAAAGATAAGAAGCCAAGTGAAAGTGTACAAGGTATCATACAGAGATAATTTGTTTTTTGGTTTTAGCGATGAGAAAGAGGTATTGGCTAAATCTCCCGAAAACGCTTGTGTCAGATACCATAAACGTACTGGCTGTTTTATTAACAGATATAATCCTAACCATATCACACAATATAGTGAATGTCTTTCAAGGTTCAAAGTGTGTATAGGTCAGAAAGTAATGTATTTCGATTAAATAAAGGAGGTAATGATGAAGACAACAGGAGAAATTGTTAATGATCGTATTGATTGGGAACAGAGGCGTTATGAAATAGCGAAAGCCGCTATGCAAGGGATTTTATGCGCTCCTATTGTTGAGGGAGTAGATCCTAATCTAACACCTTGGGACCTGGCAAGGATGGCAGTAAGAAACGCTGATGCTCTTATTAAAGAACTAAAGAAAGGGGAATAACCATGACCGAAGAGCTTGTAACGTTTGAAACAGCAAAGTTTTTAAAAGAAAAAGGTTTTGACATAGCTTGTGAAAATGTTGTTAGAGAAGATAAAACGCGCATGAATACTTTATTTAGAACAAATAAGAATCTACCTAAAACATGTTATTCTCTACCTACCCAAGCTATTGCGGCTAAATGGTTAAGAGAAAGACACGAAATAAATGTGTCTGTACTTAGAATGACAGAAAGATATGGTGGTGCGGTTGCTGAACATAATCTGCTGAAATACTTTTATCATATTCAAATCCCTAACAGACAATCTATAGTTGATGTAGGTATATATTATTTCACCTATGAAGAAGCTTTTGAAGCAGGTATTAAAAAGGCACTAAGTCTAATTGTTGTTTAACATGGTAGTCTCAAAATAATTTAGAAAGGATCAAAAATGGGAATAGGATTTACGGAATACGAAGAAAGCCTTATACAAGCAATTTGTTCGTTATATCATATACAGACGAGGACTTATAAACAGGGTGTATTTATAGGTATGATTCCTAAAAATACACGTATAACTTTGAATGGCATATATATGATAAATTGGATGAATTAAAAGTTTCCTATACAGGGATAATAACATACGATGAAGACATGAATATAACACTTCATGGGCATAGATGTGTCACTCATGATGGAAATTATTCATATCATTTTGTTGAGCAACACCCATATCGTAAGTTGTTTCTTGAAGAACAGCTTCAAGTGGCTCGTTTCGGTGCAATGCGAGCAATAAAATTAAAGGAAAAGTTAATTAATAGCCATTTGGTGTAAAACTATACAGATATGAATAATACAAAAAAAATTGAGAGTTATTTTGATGATATGCGAGTGAGATTTTCACCCGCAAGAAAAGCACTTGGCCTGAAATATAATTCATTCAAGTTGTGGGCTTTGGGTAGGGGATACATAGAGATGTATAATAACAGACTTATGTCTAATGATGAACGCATTTTAGTTTCGGCTTTTGATGAGCTTTTCGTTAATATAGATATTGTACAGCAATTCTACAAAGAAACTGGAATTATTTGTACTGGAGATATAAATCAATAATAGACAATTAGTATAAAATTAATAATTGTGAACAAAATGAATTTAAACGAACTTCGTGACAAAGCCTATAGAATAGCTTATGACCATGGCTTTCATGACAAGGAATTAAGTAATGAACATTGCTTAATGTTAGTGATCAAAGAGCTTTCCGAAGCTGTAGAAGCTTACAGGAAAGATAAATATGCCGATATAGGGCTGTTCAAAGAATGGCAAAGCAACCCTCTTCCAATATCAGAAGAATTACGAATAAGTCGATTTAAGCAAGACTTTGAGGAATTTATCAAAGGCACAGTAGAAGAAGAACTTGCCGATGCTGCTATACGACTGTTAGATCTATGCGGGCTACGTAACATTGAGTTAGAAAACGATTGTCTGGATGATGAAGTGCTTGAAGAATATTCGCGTATATTCATTGGCAAAACATTCACAGAGTCTATTTTCAATATTACTAAAAATCTTATTGATAGAGATATATCCTACTCTCTAATTAAGATTTTCGGGCTTGCTAAGCATCTTGATATTAATTTGCTCTGGCATATTGAACAGAAACAAAGATATGATGAATTAAGACCTATGTTGAACGGGAAAAGATATTAATCATGAACAGAGAAATAAGATTTAGAGGGAAAAGAGTTAATGGTGGTGAATGGGTAAATAGCATGACTATTTCCCATGGAACCATCAAAAGGAAAACATATGCTGTTTTCTTTGAGATAGAACCTGAAAAATGGGTAGGGATTATTCCGGAAACAGTTGGGCAATTTACCGGTATAACAACTTCAGGAGATGGCGATCCAGAACGGATCTATGAACATGATATTGTAGGGTTTGTAGATATTGATCAACATGTTGTGGCAGAAGTGATTTTTGAAAATGGAAGTTTTTGTTTCAGAGATAAAGAAGGACAAGTATACTATCCATGTGACGTGCAATGTATCAGCTTGTTGGGGAATAAGTTTGATAACCCTAAATTAATTAAGTAACAGAAAGGAGGACTAACTATGGGATTTACAACACCATGTTTTATTAGAAAAAATAATTCGGAGCTTAGGAATAAATTAAAAGAGCTTGGTTATCATTGCAATCCATATTTAGGTTGGAATAATCTATACACTTCTATATTTGGAGTTAGAAGTGTTTATTCAATGAGTGATGATATAAATGTTTCCTCTAAAAAAATAGATATTATTGATTGCGGAACCAACGAAGAGCTTTTTATTTCTATAGCTTCATTGAGAGATGATACAGATAAGTTCCAATGGTTTACAGATGGAAATAAATGGATTCAATGCCCAGATATAAAGTTTTCTACTTATTGGGTATACAATAACATTGATATAAACTTAGGCACCATTCATAAGGCTACAGTAGAAGAACTTATTAATCATTTTAAATAAGAGGAAGAAAAATGAATAGAGATCACAATAAATCCCTTTGCATGAAAAGATTGTTGAATTTACAACAATACCATTTTAATAAACTCATAATAAGTGAAGTTGCTGACTTGGCTTATTGTAACGGATATAATACTGTTCTTGATGCAGCTGAAAAGGTTTTGAGTGAGGAGGATTATTTCAAGATTGTGAAGCAATTAGAAAAGGAGGAATAACGATGAAAGGAAAGATATATAAAATAACTATATGCCAGATATCGTTTATGATAGGATGGTTCCCACATGCGGATAAATGGTACCACAAATTCCAGATTATCTATTAATCTAGTTTTTATATTAGGAGAAAAATAATTATATTTGTAATGTGTATTATGTTATACATAACTCAGACTAACGAAAAGACATGAAGCTAAGACCTAAACAAGAAAAATTCTGTAATCTTTATATTGAGACCAGTAATGCTTCTGAAGCATATAGAAAGGTATATTCGTGCAAAGGCTCCAGTGATAAAACTGTATGGGAGGCAGCATCTAAGTTGGTTTCAAAGCTGTCTCCCAGAATACAGGAGCTCCAAAGTGAATTAAGAAAGAAGTCAAATATTACTAAGGATCGCGTACTTGAGGAATTGCGGTGTATTGCATTTGCTGATATCCGTGATTTCCTGAGTATAAGAAATGGTATGGTGATATTTAAAGATTCATCCGAATGGACTGAAGAAATGGCGCGTGCAGTAGAAAGTGTTAAAGTTACCAAGGAGGGGATTGAATTAAAGTTGAATGGTAAGAGTTGGAGCATATCTCGTATTTGCAAGATGCTGGGATATGATGAACCGACAGAAGTTAATATAAAACAAATGTTGCTTGATATTGATACGGGGACGGGGGATTAATGGAAAAGGTATCTATTAGTTATAGAAAGTTTAATCCAAATTTTCATCATCTTAGGGAAGCTATGAAAGATGATGATATAAGGTTTATCTTCCTCTATGGAGGTTCTTCATCGGCAAAGTCTTTTTCTGTAGCTCAGGCTATGTTGATAGAATGTCTTTCAGGGGGTAATAATACGCTTGTATTTAGAAAAGTAGGTTCTTCTATTGCTGATAGTATTTATAAGACTTTTCAGGAGGCGGTAAGGTCCCTTGGAGTATATAGACTATTCTCGTTTAGAGAGAATAAGATTATTTGTTTTAACGGGTCCTACATAACATTTAAGGGATTGGATGATTCTGAGAAAATAAAAGGATTGGAGAGTTATAAATATGTTGTCTGTGAAGAATTGTCAGAGTTTAAAGAAGAAGATTTCAAACAGATAAAGAAGCGTCTTAGAGGCCGGAAAGGACAGAAAATCATTTCAATGTTTAATCCAATTGAGGAAGAGTGTTGGATTAAAAAAAATGTATTTGATAAAGAGCAGTTAAAAGAAGAGTCAAATGACTTGTATGGTATATTGAGAGACAATGAAACAAAGAAGATTCTTCCTAAAGAATTCTCAATGATTGCTAGAAAATGGAAAAATACAGAAAGGCTTTTGAGAAATCCTAGAACGGGAATTGAGGAAGTTCATGCTCCGGATACAGTTATAATGCAATCAACTTACCTCAATAATTTTTGGGTAGTTGGCAGTCCGGACGGGCAATATGGATTTTATGACCGGCAGGCGGTTGCTGATTTTGATAAGGATAGGACAAGAGATTATAATTACTATCGTATATATGCGCTTGGGGAATGGGGTAAAATAAAGACAGGTGGAGAGTTTTTGCATGCATTTGATTCTGGTAAGCATAAGAAGATATGTCCTGTAACAGAAGGAATTCCTTTGCATATTTCTGTTGATAATAATGTTCTCCCATATATCAGTGTATCAATATGGCAAAATGAAGAATTGGAGTTAAGGCAAGTTCATGAAATCTGTGCTGAAGATCCGTTTAATACAGTAACTAAAGCAGCCGAGTTGACACGTACATGGCTGGAAGGAATCGGATATAACGATGTGGTATATTTGCATGGAGATGCGAGTACCAGAAGCGGAAATACTATTGATGATGAAAAGAGATCTTTTCTGGATAAATTTATAGATGTGTTGGAAGAAACTTTTCGGGTGGTTGATATGGTCCCTAAAAAGAACCCTCCTGTTGCTATGTCGGGAGAGTTTGTGAATGCTTTATTAGAGGGTTTCCATGGAATATCTGTGTCTATTGATGAATCATGTAAGAAGTCTATACAAGATTACGAGAATGTAAAGAAAGACACTAATGGAGGAATATTAAAAGCTCGGATTAAGGACAAGATAACAAAACAGAGTTACGAGGAGTTTGGCCATTTAACAGACTGTTTCCGTTATGCGTGTACAGATATATTCCGGGAACAGTTTTTATCATATTCAATGGCTAGGAAGAGAAATACACATAAGAAAGAAAATATGAAATATTATAATGTAGGAATAGCAATAGAAGGAGATTCTATAGTCTATATCATGCCAGATTGCAATGGTAAGTTTATAATGATACATGCAGTCTATGGAACTGAGGTCTTTATCGACGGAGTTTTATTTAGAGATGGATTTGATGCCGGATTAATGGAAGAGAAACTCAAAGAATGGGCACCTGTCAGTACTGTTTTTGAAAGTCATAAATCATATTTCCAATTTGCAAGAGATGTGCGGGAATGGATGGATAATGTGCGGGCTACCAGCTTATATGCGAATATGGACCAAAGAATATCTGCAAATGAAGAATTTATAAGAGAGAGATTTAAATTTAGAAGTGATTATGATGATTATCCTGAATATCTTTCTTTTATGGATTCAGTGATGGATTATAATGGTAAAGAGAGCTATGAAGGGATTAATTGCCTGAGTGCTTTGGCTTCGGTAGTTGCAAGAACAATTAGGAATAATCAGTAATTGTTTGATCTGCCGGTTCTCTCTTTACTCTCAGGAAACGTATAAATAGGATATATCCCTTTACACGCTTTCTGAGCCGGTTCACGTAAGAAGTTCCGGCTCCTTCTGAACCTTCCTCTTATAGTTCTGTTTTATATGATAATAGATGTGATTTAGCTGATAATCATATTGGTATTAGTTAAAATTATCGTCTTGATGGTAAATTTAGTGATGATTTAGTGTGAGATACTGACTGATTTACTATATTTGCAACGTGATAACATTATAATGTAACGCTATCATATTATTAAGGAGGTGAATATATGGTAAGTTTAGGTGTACAAGTAAACAAAGAGCTAGTAGGTAATATAATTATTCTATTAGCAGAAAAGTGTGCTCCTTTGTATCACACTAAATTAATAAAGATGCTGTATTTAATAGACGAAAAAGCTCTAAAAGACAGTGGTGTTCCAATTACATGGCTTGACTATAAAGTTTGGCAATATGGTCCGGTAGATCCTGCTATATTTCATATTAAAGATAATTTTGGAGAATATGTTTCGGCAGTAGTCAATAGTGAGTATAATGGAGCTTTTACTACTATAATAAAGCCTTTGCGTAAGTTTGATGATGGTGAATTGAGCGATTATGACCTTGATATTATAAACGAGGTTATTGAAGAATGTAAGGATAAAAAGGCTTGTGAATTAGTACATATTACACATAAACCTGGAAGCCCATGGGATATTGCTAAAAAAAGAAACGAATTAGATTTTTCTATAGCTAATATTTCTGATGCAAAAGTTGATATGGGAGTATTAATAGAATCTTCTCCCGAAAAACAAGCGCGTTATAAAGAGGCCTATGATCACATGGCATTTATGTCTGTACTAAAATCCAAAGTTGTATAATTTATGTTTAAAGCAGGAAATATTCTCCATGGATGTTTTGATTTAGGGCCTAATGGAAAGAAAAATAAGTTTGCAATTATTTTATATAATGATTCTGTAGAATGTATAATAACAACATTTGCCACCTCTCAACCTAGATCATCTGTTTCAAATCCGGTTCATGGCAAAAATCCTCAAGAGGGAGAGCCTATGTCATATGTCTTTAAGTCAAATGTGTCAATAGGAACCAAGCCTTTAGATAATAGTGAATTTTCTTTTAAAAAAGATACGACAGTAGTTCCAGATTATGGCATTAGCGAATCTACAATAAGCGTATTTAATGCATCTGTAGATAATTTAGAAGTAATATGTAAACTGTATGATAAAGAATATAGTAATTTAATTTATACTCTGTATCGATGTAAGAAAACAAAAAAGAAATATAAACAAATATTTGAAAGGATACTACAAGAAACAGAATCAACATAAGTATAACATGTTAGTAGAACATTGCGGAAATACAGAACTACACCCGATATCTCCGATTAAAAACTCAGAAATATCCTATTATAAACCTGCATCCGGAGTATTATGGACTTCACCGGTATATTCTAAGTACAAATGGCGTGATTGCTGTATAGAGTATGAATGGCTAAATAAAATCCAAAATAGCTTTGAACTTAATATTTCTACGGAACGGATCTTGGTTATAGATAGTTGTCGTGATTTTATAAATGTGGCTAAGGAACGTGTTATATCATTCAATTTAGATAGTGGTCTTATTGATGTTCCTAAAGGTTATATTCCATCATTCAAATTCTTAGATTTCGAAGAATTATCTAAGTGCTATGATGGGATTTGGCTGACCTATAAAGGAGTAAGAGAGACGCAATCTTATTTGTCAGGTTGGGACTGTGAAACCGTCCTTTTGTTTAATGAAAATCCAATTATAAATTAACTATGGAAGAGAAGTATAGCCTTTCAAACATAACAGAACTGATCAACTGGGGAAAACAATTGCTTGTTTCAGGGAAATATCCGAATGAACTCCAATTGGATAAAGCCTCCAAGATCGTAGACTGCAAATACTATATTGAGTCTATGACAATGATGATAGGAGCCCAGTGGGAGAACCCTACATACTATCCGTGCATTGATCAGTTTTACAGGTTCAGGGAGGTAATAGAAAAAATGGATAAGGCAGCCGAGTAAGCTGCCTTTTTGTTCTGTTTTTCATGTGGTAAAATTATAACCCCCGTAATTTTTCTGACTAAGTGCCAGAATTTGGTTCTATTTTTAAGATTCTATAAATAAAGGGAGAGTCTGTTTGGCTCTCCCTCCATCATATTTACCGTCCTGTTTTCTCTATTTTCATGAAGACATTTCGCTTGCTTTTTGTTTCAGCCTGCTTTGTCCGTTCATTGAGGATAAGTTTGAGTTCATTGAGTTCCTTATGCATTCTAAGGATGTCATCTGTAAGTGATACGACACGGCTCAGCAATACCATGTCCATATTGGTATATTTTGAAGTTTCCATATAGCTTTTTATTTAGAATTTCATTTAGATTAATTTCGTTTCCTTCGTCGAGATCCCAGGAGCCGTATTGCTCCCGGGGTGTTCATCCCCTAACAGAGATATTCGCCTGATTGGTAGTCGAAGCGTTATATATAATCAATCGTTGTAGAAAAACGATTCTCCTTTCTTCCGTGTGAGCCTGTAACCTGTGTACAGACAAACCAATATTAATATAATCTCTATCATAATTCTAAGGTGTTAGAGGTCTGCTCACCTTATAAACAAGGTGAGCAAAACAGAAATAATATGTGGTTAATTATTATGCAGCGGGTTCGAATTCTCCTTTAATCTGCTTAATTGCTTTCTTGACGTTCCATCCACATTCGTTCAAGGCATGGATGAAACGTATACCCTTAGTGGTCCATACTGTGTAAACGCTGGTCCCTATGGAGCCGTCGTTACGGGTATATGTTTGCGTCCTTGTAGCATGAAGTCCCCAAGTAGAGAAAGGAGAATATAGTAACCATTGACCGGACTGTTTGTAAAGGATACCAATTTCTTTCATTTTCCTGTGAAGCTTCTCCGCATCCATTCCGATTTGCTTAGCCACCTGTGTGGAGGTAAGCGTGTTGACCGATTGCAAATGATTATCGTAGTAGCTGACTTTCGGGGCTGCTTGCTTGATTTCCTCTGTCTGAATCTTGATGGTGGCTTGCTGCTGCTCGGTTTGGGCTTCGAGCTGTTTTAGGCGTTCCTCTCTTTTGGAAAGAGTGGCTTGTGCGATGGTTAGGGCACGTGCCATGATTTCCTCGGGAGTGTCGTCTTGGTGGGTGGCAATGTAGCCGCCAGTAGTTCGTACTTCGTGAAGGATTTGTTTTACTCCCTTTTTGAATTGTTTGGCGATCGGTTTACGGGATTGCATGAGGACTTCATATAAACCGTCCTCGGTTAAGAACCAAACTTGCTGATTTCCACCGAGGGTGTCAACAATGTTGGCAACCTTTTCTTCTTCATCTACTGATTGTAACATCATAGTAGTGTTATAACTACCATTACTTCGCTTTGCATAGTCTATACACTCTGCTACATCTTTGGCAAGGAATAACGGATTTTCGGCTGTTCCGTAAACGGTGAATTGGCGTCCAAGCAATTCTGTTTGTTTTAGGACTTGAATCGAGTTTGTTGACATAACAAAAAAAGCGCACGTTCACGGCTGTCAACAAACTCATAGGAATTTAGTTTGGGGACATTTCTGTTACCCCACCGTTCGTGCGCAATATCTTAAATAATACTACTACAATATGTTTTGGCAAAAAAATAACTCCCAATGGAAGCCATAGGAGTTTGCCGCTCCTATAAGTTGTTGACATTGCAAATATAGATATTTTAGTTGAATACAAAAAATAATTATGGTAAAATTTGGTCGGTAAGTATCTATTTAATTATTTTGCACAATATTTTTTAATATTAAAATGTTATATTCATGAAACGAACTATTTTATTGTTACTATCTATTGTTTCTGTTCTGTCATTATCTTCTTGCGGTGATGATGACAAACCTGTTGTACAATCTATCGAAATTTCTAAAAGTGAAGCTTCAGTAAAGATTGGTGAGAAAATAACTCTTACTGTCAGCCATTCGCCAGCAGATTTACCCGCTCCCGAATATGAATGGAATTCTTCTGATGAAACAATTGCAACTGTTGAAAATGGAGTTGTTTATGGCAAAGCCGTTGGAGAAGCAACTATATCAGTATCTTCCTTTAATTTAGGGTTAAAAGATATATGTAAGATTACTGTAACTCCAATTGAGGCAACGGGTATCAAACTATCTGAGAATGAAAAGACGATGACTACTGGTGAATCATTCCGTTTGGAGTATACGATAGAACCTGAAAATACTACCAACAAAGAAGTGGAATGGGAGTCTTCGGATAAAACTATAGCAACGGTTAATGCAGATGGCGAGGTTACAGCCGTTTCCGATGGTGAATGTACTATTACAGTCAAAGTCAAAGGAAGTGATACCTCCGCCAAATGTGTTGTTAAAGTGAATCCTATTAAGGTTACAGGAGTTACATTGAATGAAACAACTAAATCTATTGAAGCCGGCGAGTCATTTACTCTGACAGCTACTGTATCTCCTGAAAATGCAAAGGACAAAAGTATCAAATGGTCTTCCAGCGATCCTAATATTGCAAAGGTAGAAGACGGATTGGTGACTGCATTGGCAAAAGGTACATGTAACATAATTGCCACTACTAATGATGGGAACTTTAAAGCTCAGTGTGCTGTGAATGTTTTGCCTCCTTCAGTAAAAAGAGTTCAGTTTACTGAATCCTCTATTAAGATATTGAATGGAGAAAGCTATACATTGGCATATTCTATTTTGCCTGAAAATGCAGAGAATAAAAATGTAAAATTTAGCAGTTCTGCACCCAACATTGTTTCTGTAGACAATAATGGAAAGGTTACAGCATTGAAGGAAGGCACTTCTACGATAACAATAACTACAGAAGATGGTGGGCATACTGCCACTTGCGAAGTTGTATCAGCAGGGATTTCCGATTTTATGGATCTGAGAATAGGTTCTTCATCTATTGTATCCATTAATGGTTATATAACAGGGTCTGTGTATTGTTACATAACCAACACAAGTTTTAAAGAGATATCTCTTACTAAGTTTGAGGTAAAAGATGGATCAACAGGAAGCATCGTATTATACACTGACGAAGCCTCTAAACTGGGCTCTCTTAAGTCAGGGCAATCAACTAATCTTGGTGGTCAGATGAGGTATGTTTACCTTCCTATATTCACTTGGACATTTACCTATGAGGGTAAAGAGTATCAAGTATCTGAACAATATAAATCTTACTAATATCTTTTTTTCAGGCCGGGAGCAATCCCGGCCTTTTTTATATCTTATCTATTAAATCCTTGAGGTTATTTTCGTTGTCTTTTTCAGCAAAATACATATATAAGTCAGATCCAGAAATATATCCGAGAAAGACATCTATAGTATAATTAGTTACTCCTTCCTCGACCGCTTTCACCTGTTCAATACGTATATTTCCTTTTTTGGCAACAGCATATCTTGATAAATTACGGGATTCCCTAAATTCTTGGAGTTTTTGTCCTAGGACTTCTCTATAACTGCTCTTATTCATAAGGATATCATTTTTTTAGCTTCTTCACCTCTTAAATACCATGCTGCAGCTTCATTCGATGTCTTAGCATATTTTTCATACACTGATACTTTGTAATCTATCGCATCAGCAATAGATATATTTTTTAACTCTGCCAACTTTTTGGCGCTATCCAATAAGTCTTGAATCATTTGTTGGTTTACTTCAATTGTTTGTCTTGCATTCATAGTTTTAATATTTATTTGGCATTTAAAATTTGATTTGCTTTTTCTTTTCCAAAGTAATTTACCGCTTTTTCATAATTGCTTATATAGCCTTTAGCGATTTGAGGATAACTCTTCATCACTTTATTCATTACTGACATAATTTCTTTTTCTGCTATATTTTTTCTTTTGATCCAGGAAGCGATAGATTCATTCAGCACTCTTGTCATAAACCAACCTAAATTATAGAAATTGTCCTCTTTAACATTATCATAAAAGAAATTAATAATCATTTCTCTATTATTTCCTAATATTGATTTTACTTCAGATGCTGTCATGGCTTTTGTTTTTTTATTGTTATTACTTTATTTCCTTTTTGATGTTACAAAGATAATACAAATATTTGTATCTTGCAAGTGTTGCGATACAAATATTTGTATGTTATATAGCATAAAAGCATAAAGGAATAAAAATAACTAACTATATATTCATTGATCAATCATATTCTTTTTAGTCAGTATCTCAGTAAGTAACAGTTACATTTTGTTTGTTTATAATATTCTTGATTTTGTTTGTTTATTTACTTAATTCTATTATAAACCAATCTGTTAAATGAAATAAAAATAATAAATTCTATAAATAAAAAGTAGGTAGTTTAGGTAAATAATCAATAATATTATCTATATTTGCAGTGGAGAGTATCCACGGCATATAAAGGTATATGCTACCGTAAATCATAAAAGAACGAAAATACATAAAACGGGAGTGGGTACGCCTTTGGGTGTATCCACTCTTTTTGCATATATGGGTAGCTGGTTTTCAAAAAAGGCAATGAATATGACCGATAAGGTTAATGTGGTTGAGAAGAGAGGTAATGATACATTCTATCTTACCAATCTTTTTGATTCGAAAGGTGCCATCTGGAAGACGGACTTTAACATGTCCCAAGCCATGGATAAAGAAAACGCCTTGTTGTATTGTACTCCGTTCGCTACCGTTATAAGGAAGGTGGGAGCCATGTTTGCAAACGGAAGGGTTTACCTGACAGATTCAGAGGGTAACGATGTCACAGATCCGAAGCTGACCGCCTTGTTTAAGAAACCTAATCCGCTTCAAAATTCCATCGCCTTCTTCTCTCAAATAGAAATGGTTCTCCGGACGTATGGATACTGCCCTATATACACCAACCGTATTTTCAAGAAAGGTATTCCTCGGACGATGTGGATCATCCATCCCATGCATTTCCATCTGACCGGTACCGGGAAATCTCTGGACCAGGTAGATCTGGACGGAATAGTCAAGGAGGCGTACGTTGAGTGTGGAACCGAGAAAAAGGTCCTTAACAAGGAGGAGTATTTTATCATTTACGACAGTGATATCCATATCCCTTGCAATGAAGGTGATGAGATAACGTTCGGTACGGCCGTAGACAGTTTGTCTATCCCTGTTTCTAACTGGATGGCTTCTATGCAGGCAAGTAATTCCCTGATAACGAATGGAGGCCCCAAAGGGATCATTTACAATAACGATAACAGTGAGACAGGTAACGCTTCGCTGAATTCAACCGAACAGGAATCACTTCTTGATAGATTCAAGCGGAAGTACGGGTTGATGAAAAGTCAGTTCCAGATTGCTGTCTCCCGTGCTAAATTGGGATGGATTCCTTTGAATTATAATTCTGACCAGTTGAAACTTCATGAAGAGGATAAGAGGTGTACTGAAAAGATCGCTAATGCTATCGGTCTTAACCCAAGCCTTTTTAATGAAAGTAAGTTTGAGAACCAGGAATCGGCTAAACGTGCCGGTTACCAGGACTTGATTATACCTAATGCAGAGATAATAGCGGAGGCTTTTACGGAGAATGTTTGTCCGGAAGGTACAATTATGAAGATTGACTTCTCACACGTAGAATGTTTGCAGGCGGATAAGAGTAAATCATCGGAGGTTCTGCAACGGGTAATGGACTCCATGATTAAGGGGAAACAGGCCGGTCTTATTACCGGAGACGAGGGAAGAAGCGTATTAGCTGAATATATAGATATTGATCCTGAAAAACCTAAGGGAGATTATGGAAACGAAGAATAAATATAAAGGTAGAATTGGCAAGCAAACTAAGTCCTTTTCGTTTGAGACAAAGGATCTGTCAATTAACAGCGGAAGCCGGAAGATCTCGGGGTATGCTGCCATATTTGGTAATATAGACAAGGCCGGAGATATGCTTATAAAAGGATGCTTCTCAAAAAGTATCCAGGACAGGGGACCGGAAAGTGCGGCCAATGACAAGATTATCTTTCTGTGGATGCATGATATGAGTGAACCCATCGGTCGGTTGACGGCTTTGCGTGAGGATGAAAGGGGATTGTATTTTGAAGCCGTAATTGATGATGTAGAACGTGGTAACCAGGCTTTGACACAGCTTGAATCCGGAACACTGAACCAATTCTCTATTGGATATAGATACGTGTGGGAGAAATGTGAATGGGATGAAGAAAGAGATTGCCTGATCGTAAAAGAGGTTGTCCTTTATGAAATCTCTGCTGTCTCAATCGGTATGAATGGTGAAACGGAGTATCTCGGGTTAAAGTCTGAGGAGGATTACCAAGACCGATATTGTGAATTGGTATCTGACATCGACGTCTTATGTAAAGGACTTAACGTTATAAAACAACAAGAGTTACAAAGGATCATTGCTAAAGCTATGTCACTTGCTTCTGCAAGGCCGGAAAGCAATCCGCCAGCAAAGGAAGCCGACGTACGTGGTAAGAAGTCCATGTTTAATAAATTAAAACTAAAACAGGATTGCTTATGAAATTAGGATTTTTGGACCTTATTGACACAAAGGGAATGTCTGAGGATGACAAAAAAGTATGGGAGAAGATGGACAGCGCCTTGGCTGATTCTATCGATAAGGAGATAGGAGAGAAGATCAAGTCTTACCTTAACGATGAACTGAAAATTGAGGATCTGCGTACATCTATTACTGAAGCGGTAAAATCGATCAGCGATTTCAAGAAAGAGAATAGTGAAAGTGCGGTTGATAAGAAAACGTTTGATGAAACTATCAACAGTATCGAGGAAAGCCTTATCCGGATCAAGGCCGCTACGGAAAAGACCGGGAACGGTGAAATTGCTCTTAAGAGCATCGATAAACAGATTGAGGAACAACTGAAGGACTTTATCACGGTTGAGAAAGGTGCCAAGGTAGTTGACTTGAAAGGGGCGTGTAAAGCATCTGCCGGCTATAAGAAGAGTATTAATCTGGTGTTGGACAGCAAATCTGTTTCTACAGTAACCAGTACAGGCATTGCACCGCATTATAACAATACGGTAGATACTACTCTTTCTGTAGATCCGAAAGCTGAAACAGTTATTCGAAGATACGCAAACGTGGCAAGCATCAGTACGCGTTCGTTGACTTATGCTGAGTTCAAGCCGGGAGAAGGTGATGCCAAATGGGTACCTGAAGGTGGCCTGAAACCTAATATGAATGCAACGCTTTCAGAAAAGAGCATTACTGCCGGTAAGGTTGCGTTGACTGTAAAGCTGACAGAGGAAACATTGACTGATTTACCTCAGTTGGTAGCAGAAATCAGAGCGGAAATCATTAACCGTATCGGTATTGCAGAAGAGGAAGGTATTATTTCTGGTACCGGAGCGGACGGACAGATTACAGGTGTATTTAAGAATCTTCCTTCATTCTCGCTTACCGGATTCAAAGTCGCAAAATCCCCTAATATGTATGATGCCATTGTAGCGGCATATACACAGATTCTTTCTACAAGCAAGATGAATTATCGTCCTAATCTTGTTTTGATGAATCCAATCGATTATGCTATGATGCAGCTTGAGAAGGATGCAAACGGACAATACCTGCGGCCGTTCCGTGCTGGTGATGAACTGATCAGAGGACTTGCGGTGGAAACGTCTACTGCTATCGAGCAGGGTAAGTTCCGTATCGGTGACTTCAATTACCTGAATATTCGCGACCTGGTTCAGTTAACTATTACTTTCGGTTGGGAGAACGACGACTTCACGAAGAACCTTGTGACCATGATCGGTGAAAAACGATTGATGGCCTATGTAAAGGCGCAGTATAAGACTGCATTTGTGAGTGATTCATTTGCTACAGTAATGGAGGCTATTTCTCCTTCAGTTGGTGGTTAAACATAAAGTTGGATAAATATGGGAAAAGAGTATAACATGGACCTGCATAAGCAGTACGAGGTTGAGTTCATTAAAGACGTTAACTTCTTTAAGAAAGGGGATAAAACGAGTGTGAATATGCCCCTTGCAAGTAAGTTTTTCAAGGACGGAAAGATCCGGGTGCCGAATAACCTGATGCAGGATGCAAAAGAGCTCGGCTGTGAAGAACTGTTCGTTAAACCGGGTGATAATAAATTAAAAGAGTAGCATATGATAATTGACGGTACATACTTTAAGGGGACAACATCTATAGATGGACTGAACGTGGATACGGGGGCTCCTTCAATTACCCGTACTGCAATGAAGGACTATCTTGACAGTTTCATTGATACGTATGAAAAAGAGTATCTGAAATTGGTGTTGGGAAGGGATATGTGCCGTCAATTCATAAACTACCTGAAGGCAGACGGGGAAGATAAGATTGATAAATGGGAAAGGCTAAAAGAGTTTCTAACCAAGGATGGTAAAAGCCCTATCGCAAATTATGTGTTCTTTTTCTTTGTGAGAAGGAACAATGTGCATGTAAGCGATGTGGGCACAACCAGTTCTGATGATGAAGACCATGCCGATCCCAATGTGGTACTTATTCCGGCATGGAATGAAATGGTTGAGATGAATAATGATTTGCTTGATTTCTTATGCAAGGATGACAGCTATGACGGTTTTTCATTTGACCGCTCAATGCTGGAAGAGATTAATTCGTTTGGCTTATGATAGTAATAACGGATGTATTCAGGGAAATAGTAGAGCGTGTCTCAAAGGAGTATGGCAAACATATCTCGTATATGTTTGGAGACTGGAGCTACATTTCTGACCAGTTGTTAGTTTGGAGCAAATCAAATGATACTGCGAAGCTAAAATATCCCGCCATATTCCTTTATTCTCCGATCGAAGAGGACAGGACCGGCGAGAAAGGGAAAATGTCATTGGATATACTCCTTGTCGTAAATACATTGCCTTCATATACCAACGAAGAACGTTCGCGTATATCATTCGCAGAATGTCTCAGACCTATTTACGAGATATTGATCAAGGAGATCGGTAAAGAGCCGGCGTTTGATATGGCTTATGTAAAAAGTATCCCGCACATATATGTTGAGAATTACCGGTACGGCAAAGCAGGAGTGACGGGTCCGGACGGAAAGCCATTCAAAGATTATATCGACGGGATAAATATTAAGAATTTGCAGATCACATTAAAAAAAGAGAAGTGTTATGGCGATAGAATTTAGAGAATGTAAGGGGCAGGAAGACTTTAATACCGGAAGATCGAAGTGTATTCTTGATCCCGGAAAGATAAAAGCGGTAATCCTTATTCCACGTGGTTTTAAAATCCCTAACGGACTGACCGCAGATAAGTTAGAAGAGCTGTGTCATGCAGACCGGCCCAACCGTATTTATCCGATAAAGACGGTTGAGGAGTTTGCGCCTACCGGTGGTGAAGCCAATGTAAATGCAACCGGCTATGGTGGCAATAAAATCACCGGCTATTCGGCGTATACAGCGGCGCTTACTTTGGATAATTATGATGCCAGCCTTAAAGCCAATCTTATGATGGCAAAAGGCGTGGAATTTGACGGGGTAATTGTTGATGAAGACAATGTATTGTTCGGAACGAATCGTGATACTACGGGATTGAGTGGTATTCCGCTTTCGGGAGTATATCCGAGCGGCCAGGATTGGGACTCTTCCGGCCAGGAAGCTAATCTGATCGTAAACCTGATGTTTAAGGATTACGAGAAATACATCAAGACGGCAGACATCATGGCCCTGAAGTTTGATGTAGTGGAAGCACTGAAAGGGCTTGTGTTTGTTGACCTGGTGAAAGTGGGAGAGAATAAGTATAAGTTGATTGAGCACTTCGGAGGCCTTAATGTTACGGGGTATTATGCGGACGCTCTTTCCAAGAGTGCCGGAAAATCTTTCGACGGAGGCGTATCAGCAGTATCCTATGCTAATGGTGAGTTGACCGTTACTGCTACAGGCACTCCTTCTTTGAAGAAACCATCGGAGCTCCAGAAGGAAGGCATTATCGGTATTGAGCAGAAAGAGGCGTATGATGCAAGCGTTTAACTTATAAATAGGATATAACATGGTTGTAGAAGGTGTGAACTTCATAGAAAATGAAGTCGTGAAATGGAAACGAAAGGACTTTATCGATACTCACAAAAAGTTATTTTTCCTAGATAGGGAAGAATTTGAAAGGGAAAAGATACTGGGTGATATTTACGACCGGATTAAGGGTTTGATTCCGGATAAAGGTAAACTGATTGATTGACAGTGTGAAGGGGATGGATTTTTATTAGTTCATCCCCTTTTAAATTACATGGGATATGGCAACATTAAGCGATGCGGCTGATAATTTTAAACTGTTTGTTGGAGGACTTGAGAAAGTTGTAAAACACACAATTCAGAGTAATGCTGATTTGGTGCAGGACTTTATCCGGCAACAATTGTATTCAGGGGTGAATGGTCGTGGAAAGCCTTTAAGGCCGACATATCTCAATGACCCTTTTTTTAATTCGAAAGATGCCGGCAGATGGTTTCATAATGCTGAAGGATATATGAAGTGGAAGATGGAAAAGACACCTCCGGCTCCTTCTTATCTGTTCTTGCCACCGCGTGACATGAAAACTCCAAACCTCAAAATTCGGGGTGACTACTACTCGTCTATTACTGCTATCCCCATTAATGACGGATTGAGGATAGAATCTGTCGGGGTCTCTTTCGGGGATGATATTGAAAAGAAATACGGCAGTATAATACTGGCCGTAGGGCCCGAAGCATTGGGGCATTTTATGGTTCATTTTATGAATCCCGCATTACGGGAATATTATGCAAAATTCGGTATACTGTGAGCTGTTGGTGTGATAATAAAAAAAGGATGCAGGATATAGAGAGAGTCCGAAGCCTTGCACGCATAGCTGCCAAGATGGATCACTCTGTGTATGTGCTGTACGAAAGGAAAGACGGAACCTTTGATTTTCTACCGGAAGGTATTGAATTCTATGGAACGTTTGTTGAATTGGTGTTTTATTAGAATAAGAAGTAATAACCATCGTGTGAAGGGGCACGATACAAAATTTTAAATTATGGCGAATGAATTTAAAATAACGGATATTGTTGATAAAAAAGCTTTTGATGAATTAACTAGCCTGATTGCTAAATTTAATGAAACCAAAGAGGCTTATGTGAATCTTACCAAAGATTTGGCAGGAGGTCTCAGAGTAAAACCGGGGGATCTTAAGGAATTAGCGGATAAAACAGAGAAGTATACTAATATAATGAACCAATTAGTTACTACTCAGAATAAACTGTCTGATATACAAGGTAGATACAAGGGTATTTTAAATGATCTAAATAAGAATATGAAAGAATTCTTATCATTGTCATCCTTATCAGGAAAGTTTGATTCTCTCACAAGTGCAATAAATAAGGCTTCTGATGCTTTAAAAATCGCATCTGAAGCTCAAAAGGATAATGCTCAAACTACTCAAAGGCAGGCTCAAGCCATGCAATTCGCAAGTTCATCTATTTCATTGACAAGTAGTGCTTATGCGGAGATTCTAAATACCGTAACTTCTTATGATAATAAAGCAAAAGAACTAAATGAAAGGCTGTCTGCTAATAAAATCAGGCTTGATGAAATAAGGAGAGAGCTATCTGAACTATCAAAAGAACTATCTAAGGGTATAATAAGCCAACAAGAATATTTGAATAAAGTATCAGATCTTACAATTAAAGAACGAGATCTTGTACAGCAGAATAAACAGTATACATCTCTTCTGAATGCACATTCAAAAGCCGTGGTTTCTACAGCCGGGAGCTATAATGAAATGAGCGCAGCAGTAGTACAATTAGAAAATAGATTTAGAAATTTGTCTGAAGCTCAAAGACAAGGAGATCAAGGAGTCGGTTTAATAAAGCAGATCAAACAACTGAAAGATGAATTAAAGACTATTGATGCTCAAATGGGTAATTATCAAAGGAATGTAGGTAATTATACATCACATTGGAATGGATTAAACGTATCTGTTCAGCAAATGGCCAGAGAGTTGCCTTCATTAGCAGTAGGATGGAATACTTTCTTTCTTGCTATCTCTAATAACTTGCCCATAATGGCTGATGAAATAAAACGTGCAAGAGATGAGTTTAAGGCTTTGCAAGAATCCGAACAACAGGGAGTTCCTGTATGGAAACAGCTAACTAAATCTATCCTTAATTGGCAAACAGCATTAGTTGTAGGCATTACATTGTTATCTGTGTATGGAAAGGATATAATGGATTGGGTGGCAAGTTTGTTTAAAGCAAAAGATGCGACTAAAGAATTGTTGTCTGCTGAACAAGAAATGGCATTAGGCATTAAAAAAGGGATGAAAGATGTAGCCAATTCTACCGTGAAATTAGATGTTTTATATAAGGCCACACAGGATCACACCAGATCCTTAAAAGATCGAAATGCGGCGGTTGATGAATTGCAAAAGATGTATCCTGCTTACTTTGCAAATTTATCAAACGATGAAATTTTGGCTGGTAAAGCAAAGGAGGCCTATGTACAGTTGAGAGAAGAACTTGTAGCCAATGCTATAGCAAGAGCTCAACTGGATAGGATGACAGATATTGCTGATAAGCGTGAAGAATCTCTGTTAAAAAGAAGGGTGCAGTATAACACGTATCTACAGGCAGAACAAAAGATAATTGAAGCATCTGCTGCTTTGGAGGATGCAAGGCAGAAAAAAGCTAAAGAAGGGGATGAAGTTTGGGGATATCTTGTTGCTAAGAGGGAAGAAGAACTGAAAAAAGCAGAAGATCAAGCTAAAAAGGAGAAGGCCGCTTGGGAGGATCTTATAAAAGAAACCAAAGATTATGATAAAGTCTTGGAAGGGATGTCTAAAAATATTAATGTAGGTGCTTTGGCTAATGATTCCAATGGTAGTAATAAAAAGGAGGCTGAGGAATATGCTAATTACATGAAGAACATAGAGAGTGAATTGACTAAAACCAGAATAGCTCTAATCGAGGATCGTAGAAAAGCAGAGATTGCCAGTGTAGAAAATACTTATAAAGAGAATATCAATAAAATAAAAGGATATTCAGCCAAAGAAAATCAGTTAAGATCCCAATATGAAGAAGAGAAAAATAAAAATATCAGAGATATTAATGAAAAATATGACTTGGAAAGGGAGGAGTATGAATCAGATTTAGAAAAGCGAAGCATTGAATTAAAACTGGATACTATTAAAAGCAATTCGGAAAAAGAGCTTGAATATAAACTCGATTTATTACTAAGGATGAATGAAATCTTACGTGAAGAGGAAATCCGTGAAGCGGAAAGGAGAGGTGAAGATGTAGAATTGATTAATAAAAAATATGATGCAAGATTTTCATCTATAATTCAAGATAATATATCAGAGCGTTTAGGGTTGATAAAAAAAGGTACCGACAGGGAACTTGATATATTGGATACAAATTCCTTGAAGGAGATTAATGCTTTAAATAAACAATATAAACAAGGGGAAATAAACGAAAAACAGTATAGGGATGGGATATATAAGATTACCAAAGAGTCTGGGGAAGCAAAGTTAAAGCTTTTATTGAAAGAAGCGGAGGCAGAACTGGCCTTATCTTCTGATCTCCCTCAAGAGAAGGTTGATGAGATTCAACGGAGAATAGATAAGATTAAGGCTCAGATTGGGGCCTTTGGTGATGACATGGATAATGATGAAAATAATCCGGGGAAAAGATGGGCGGATGATTTTAATAATGCTTTGGGAAATTTATCTTCATCTGCCAATAAATATTTGGGGGATTCTGCCAATATATTTAATGCTCTGGGCGATATCATAGGAGAAATTACCTCAAAAATGGATGATGCAGGAGACAGTGTACTTAATTTTTGGGGCAAACTCGATGACAAGGGCAAGTTATCCTTTGTGTTGTCTTCATTTGCAAAGATACAAGATGGAATTACTTCTATTATGACAGATATTTATGATGCCAGGATAAAACGTGTGGAAGAGGAACAGGAAGCTAATGAAGAAGCTGGCGAAAAAGAACTGGAGAGAATTGAAAAGTTGGAAAACTCTGGTGTCATCACTAAAGAAGAAGCTGAAGCAAGAAAAAGAGCGGCAGAACAAACTACTGCGAATAAGAATAAAGAACTGGAGAAAAAGAAAGAGGCTCTCCAGCAGAAACAGGCCAAATGGGAGAAGGCTAATGCGATCAGTCAATCTATCATAGCTACCGCACTAGCTGTTTCAAGGGCTCTCCCGAATATGGTTCTGGCTGCATTGGTTGGAGCATTGGGAGCTGCCCAGCTTGCGACTATTATTGCTCAGCCTATTCCCAAATATGCTAAGGGTACAGATAACCATCCCGGTGGGTTAGCTATTGTAGGAGATGGAGGTAAACATGAAGCTGTTGTAACTGACAGGGGAGCTTATATAACTCCTAATGTTCCTACTTTGATTGATTTGCCGCGTCGGGCAAAGGTTATTCCCGATGTAGATATAGAGAGGCGCAGTGATTTTCTGCCTCCTTTTGACAGGTTAGCTTTGTATCGCAGCATGAACTTGCGTTCAGACATAGGTGCTTTGATGAAGGATGCCGAGAGGATGGGTGAGCCTATTACTGTGAATGTGAATAATGATTATAGAAAGTTGGAGCGTGAGATGCAGTCGTTAAACCGTTCGTTTGAAAAGATGGCTAAATACCAGAAGAAGGCTGCAAAAGAAGCCGAGCTAAGAAATATATCAAATCGTATTTAATATGATATACACAGATCTTGATAGAATATCCCTCAGAAGATTCATAGATGTATTTTGTGGAAATTCGGACGCCGTGTGTGAAGGAGATTATAGTGAAGATGAAAAGCAGAAAGCGGCGTCCGGATTGGTTAATGAATATATGTCTATAGTTGGGAAGAAGGGAATATTGGCTGAAGTTTCTAAGAAGAATGAAATTATCAGCCTTGTGATAAAGATACAGTTGATGAACTGCTGCCGTTATCTTACTGAAGAGAAGGAGTGGTCTACGGTTTGTTTGATTCTTAATGATATGGGATATAGTCTTGATCCTAATGATCACAATAAGATATGCAGTAGGATTGAAGCTATTTTATCTAACAGTAGATTTCGGGTGGATAAGATCATGTCAGAACAATCCGACCTCCCTAAGTCGGCTATTATGGATAGGGATTACTTTGTGAGAGAAAGAGTGGCCGTAATGCAACATTTCAATATGCATATTGATCCGGATTCATTTTCCGCAAAGGAATACGCCTATATGGTAAAGAGGATGTGTGATGATGTTGATTTGCGTCTGAAATCATTAAAAAGAAAATAATATGTATTATAAATGTGAATTGTTAGTTGATGGATACTCGTATCAGGTAACGGATAATCTGGTCAATTGGGACGACATAACCACTTCTTTTAAGAGGGGGGATTATGATGGAGTCGTAAGATCGTTCTCTACAAAGTTTGAGTTTTCTAATGCTGCATACAGTCTGTTGAAACGTGTATTCCGGGAAAAGTATCTGCAAGCATCGGCTAGTGTGGTATTTTACACAAGAAATAACAGCTGGCTTTGGAATGAAAGGTTCCGGTGTTCGTTGGACTTCTCGACATTTCAAGACAATGGAAGTACTATATCTATCAGTGCCGTAGATGACAGCCTGGCCGCATTGATAAAAGCTAAAAAGGGAACGCAGTATGAATATGTGGTTAGCGAGCTTACAGAAGGCAAATACTTATACTATGACGGTATAGAAATGAATCAGAATGTAAGTTGGTTGGTTGCCGGGAATAGCATTGAGGATTCAACGGACGTATCGGTTGAGATACAGGCAGCATTAAAGTCCAAATACTTTCCGTTGGCTGTAAAATCAAGCGAGACCTCAATAGGCGGATATATAACCTATGGGGATACTTTTCAGCAGAACGTATCTGATGGTGGTAAAGACACTTTCCTTTTCAGGGCGGAAAGGAATATTACCTGCTTCTTAAGTGTCTCTATCTCGTTTAATGTTCCGGCAAATAAGGCATTGTCTATGACATTGGTAAAAATCGGAGCAGATGGGAATGAAACAGAGCTTACCAGAACTGTTATTAACGACGAACACCCTGAGACCATATTTATACTTTCATATATGAAAGATATAACATTGCTTGAAGGGGATTATTGTTTTATAAGATATGGTTCGGCATATAACATGACTTTGACTATCCGGGACCCTTACATTAGTCTAAATTGGGATGCAAGAATAATACCGGTTAATATTGATATAGTTACGCCTGTCAAGCTTCTAAACCGGCTTCTTCAAAGTATAAATGGAGGGCAGGAAGGAATTACAGGAGAGATCGTTTCAGGGGTAGACAAGAGATTGGATGAATGTATGATAATTCCTGCTGAGAGTGCAAGAGGTCTGAAAAAGGCAAAATTATATTGTTCGTATACAAAGTTTGTTGATTGGATGCAGTCGGAGTTTGGCTTTGTTCCTGTAATAGGGGAAGACAAGGTTACATTTGTACATAGAAGTAGTCTGTTTTCAAAAAACATAGTAAAAAATTTCGGTGACAATATACGGTCGTTTGAATATAGCGTAAATTCTTCCTTGATTTATTCCCGGGTACGGGCCGGTTATGACAAGCAAGATTATGACAGTGTGAACGGACGTGATGAATTTCATTTCACAAATGAATATAGTACCGGAGTGACCTTGACTGAGAATACCTTGGAATTGATAAGTCCGTTTCGGGCTGATGCATACGGAATAGAGTTTTTGGTTCAGAAAAGGGGAGAGGATACTACGGATAGTGATAGCGACAATGACGTATTCTTTGTTAATGCAAGGCTTGCTTCAATAGATGGCGGATACCGTCTTATACGTAAGATAAATGGTGGTCCATCCATTTCCGGAGTAATAAGTCCCGATACAATGTTTAATGCTGTATACTCTCCACGTTATATGATAGAGGCTAACCGGAAGTTTATTGGTGCATTTACCAACACATTGGACTTTGCGTCTTCTGATGGTAACAGTGACGTTGTTATTGATGGAGTATCCGAGAAAACGGATATCCAGTTGACGGAAGGAGAGAGGCTGTTTACTGTTGGCGAGGTTTCATTAGAGTCCGGAGATATGAAAGCTCCTGATGATCTCACAGGATTAATATCTATAGAGAAGGGAGGAGAAACATATCATGGGTATATTAAAGACGGTAAGTTTAATTACGGCCGTTCTGAAGCTGCTAAATATACTTTGATAGTAGAGAGTATAAAATAAGGTGAAATCGTTCATAATTACGTTTTTAATTCATATATTTGCTACGATAACACAGGTCAAGAGGCTTGTAACCCAAATTCGGACTAAAGGACTATGATTAAGATAGGTGATATATGCCCATTGTTCTTTTCGCCAGTTAAGGACAAATATGCAATCGATGTAGATTACATTCAGAGGTTTCATACAACTGATAAAATACTCCTGCAAATATTTGCGGATGACGGAGAAGTAGCTTCAGCCTCTCTTAACGATCTTATCAAAGGAACTTCTTCCAATATCCAATTCCTGACTTATGAGGTAAATGCATCTGTTATGATGTATTATGTCGTGTTTACTTCACTTCCGGATTCAGTCTATAGTATAACTTTTGAAAGGAAAGAATCTGAGCCATTTGAAGTATGTTCCGATTCCAATATCTTGGAAGAAACCGCATTGATTCGCTATTCACACAAAGATAATAATTCTGCTTTTGATAATATCTTCTGGATAGGAGATACTCAACAGGTATTCGAATGGAGAGTGGAAGCTGGGTTTAAGCCGGCAGGATATTCCGCAAAGATAGATAATGAACAATACCGCAATCAAAGACAAGAAATAGAAGAGTTATATGCTGTTCCCTATGATTCGTATGTACTTACAATAGGAAACTCGTGTGGTGTCCCGTATTGGTTCGGAAGGCATCTTAACCGGATATTGTGTATGTCTATGTTTGATGTGAATGGAGAAAGATATGTAAGGTCCGAGAATTCTGTTCCAGAGATAAGTCAGGTTATGGAAGACAGCCAAATGTTTTTCGTGACTATTGCATTGGAACCACAGGAAAATTCTATTTCCGGTGTTGGCGGTGCTCCTGAGCAGGCGAGCAGCGCATCTATTGTCGGTTTTGTCGTAAATAACCCGAAGGAGGGGGAAATGTTGAAATATAAAGAAAGCGAAGCAGCATTCATAAATACTTCACGAATTTGACATGAAAAAGAATATAAGCAAAATACAATGGTTTGGTTCAGAAATTGAAAACGGGAAAGCAAAAGCTCCCGTCATTTCTCCTGATTCTATGTCGCATTTGGAAGGGCTTAATCAAGGAGAATTTTATATCTGTAATGCAGACGAAGATCCGGCTATATTTATACGTACCAACAGGGATAATGTAGTAGCGTTTAAGCTTGCTGCGGATGTTGACATGGAGGCTTTGAAAAAGGTTTTTCTCCGGAAAGACCAAAACGACACCACCCCCTACAAACTGACCATCCGTGGTGGCATTGAAACCGGTTGGGACCAATCTCAGGCAGAGCCTACCGCTTCTCTCTCTGAGGATGGCATATTAAACGCTGCCGCAGCTATATTGAAAGAATACATCTCTTCTCCGAAGTTTATTCCGGGATTTACAGGAGAAGGTGCTAAACTTTATAAGGACGAAGCCGGTAACTGGACTTTGGAATGTGACATCGTTACCGTCCGCAAGATGATGAAGGTATTTGAACTGATCATTCAGAAAATACGTTCGGTTAACGGTGCCTTGGTAATCAGCCAGAGCAACAGTAAGGTTGTAGAGGTGGCGGAAGATGGCGAGTATTACGTCCTCGACTTCGGTGACGATCAGCCAACATTCCAAGCGCATGACCTTGTAAGACACCAAGTATTTAGCGGAAACGAAGTGGAATATTATTGGGTAGAGATTGATCGTGCAGAAGGATCTAAGGTTTGGATTCTGAAAAGTGAGTTTAATGGCGTTGTTCCTAAACAGGATGACGAATTGGTACAAATGGGCAACACTCAGAATGTGGCCCGACAGAGCTTGATTTATTTATCTGCCGAGGAAGGCAGCCCACAGAATGAAGGTTTGGGTGAATATTCGTCTTTGCCGGCTACTGTAGAGGATGAAACGCAGACTATTCACACTATATATGCCGGTACGGCAGATGGAAAGTATTTTAAGTCGGACTTGATAGTTGCGGCTGACTTTAGTACAGCCAGCCTTAATTTCTACAAATCAGCTTCACTCACTTCTCCCGTATGGACGAAACTAAACGCTACACCTTATGAATTTACCCTATTGCAGGATTTGTTCTACTGGAATGGCGGGTATGTCTATGTAGCTGATATTTACTCGACCGGGACATTATCGGCAATAGGATATTCTTCCGACATCAACAACTTGTTTATCGGTGCCATGGCTGTAAGCGATTTGGATGCCGGCGTTAACTTCTACACCTATGAAAAGGGAAACATGGGTTTTGACGATGATCATTTCTACATCGGTTGGCGTGGAAGTAAAAGCAGCAGGGATTATATGGTCAAGTTTGCCATAGACAAGTCCGGAACTGTCACCCTGTATAAAGAGGATATGGTCTATACAAAGGCTATGCGTATCAGTGGGAATTATATGTTATCTTCAGACAGACTGTCTTTGGAAGTTAGGAATCTTAAGGATTCTCAGTTCTCTGTATATGACATAGATGATACCATGACTGATGCAATCTGCTACAAATCCGCTTGCTTCCTTGTGTTTACTTCAAAGAGCTACTATTCTATTGAAAATGGAAGTATAACGAAGAAGGAGTATGATTTAGGAGGTAAGACAATAGGGACTGTCTCTAATAGCGTCTTAGTTAGTGGTGTGGTGTATGCTTACACTACTAAAGACTATGTATTGACTTTTAAGGACGGTGCCCAGATAAGCACCCCGGAACTGTTTGCCGGTTCAGAGCAAAACGGAGAAGCTGGCCGGATTTTCAATGACGGTAAAAATGTGATTGTCGATATATCTACGCCTAACGCTTATTTTGCTCCTGTTGTCCAGCCGGTCGCCAACGGTCATCCTGTGATCGATATATTGGATGGGGTTAATTCAAAGACGTTTGAAGGGAAGTTGAAAACGAGAATAGGATATTTGGGAGGCATTACGGATACTGATTTTCCCGCAAGTTATCAACCTTCGGGATATGGTATATACTCTATCAACGCTTTCCTAAAAGGCATCTTCATCCTTCGCAACGGCAAGACCATCGAGCAGGAGTTTGAGTCAACCAACAAGGAAATAGACATCGCCAAAACCGATGCAAAAGCTGCTCAGGACAGACTGAATACTTGGGCAGATGATGGTGTTATATCCCCGACTGAAAAGACTGCTTTAAAACAGGAGATGGAGGCTTTGAAAGCGGAGAGAGATTCCATCCTTGCTAACGCGTCCCGGTATGGCATTGATACCGTTGCTTATCGGAATGCTTTCAACGATTACTATCATGTGCTTGAGACCCATTCGGCAAGTGAGCCTGAAAATATACCGGTCAGCGCTTCATTCAAGACTCTTCAACAGGCTTATTATGATCAGCAGAGGGTAATTATAGACGCTATCAATTCTGCTTCATATTCTTATGTTGGGGAAAAGGTTAAGATTGAGACTGATACGATTATGGAGGCTTTGCCCGGACAGATTACGTTGGCTGTGAAGGGTGAGGTTAGTAAGGTGAAAGTTGCTGATGTCAATTTATTAAAGGATGCCTATACAGAGAAAGCAAATCTATCTTATAGGTTTGCAGCTTATCATTATGATACTCCTGTGGTTGATGGCAAGGAATACACTTTGACTGTATGCTACACTATTGGGAGTGGTAATACCAATATAGGTGTTTACTCTAATGCTGGTACAAACATGATAGCAAATCTCACAACTAAGGGAGAAAGAGTTGTAGAAAGCACAAAAGTGACCATGAAAGGATATAAGCCGGGTGAAGATTTGTCTTTCTTTCAATTTCCGAACGGAACTTTCGGTTCAAAAGTGCATTGGGCTGTTCTTACTGATGGTAACATAGGGGTAACACAGTGGATTCCTGCTGCAAGCGAGCGAGTTGCAGGTATTAAGAACTTATGCTCTTTTAAGCGTATTGTTGATGCGGGATTTACATACGCCTCAAATTACAAAGAGGATGGTATGTTTGACATTGGCGTTGGTAAGTTAAACGCAGAAACAAACGTTGCTAATAAGGATATGTTTGGTTTGGTATATGAACCTAATAAAAGGTATTTTATATTTGTAGATAAATACGATTCAAAAGGAACAGCGGAAAAGTTAATTTTATACATAAAGTATACTGATGGAACGTTTGATCAAATAGTATGCGAATCCTCCGGAATAACCAATAATAATCTGCTTACATCAAAGTCAGTTAGTAAAATAACTGGTACATTTTATTATGGTTACAATGTTAGTGTTCGTATTGGCGTATTTGAAACCAATACTCCTGTAACCTGGAGCCCAGCCCCCGAAGATCTTAACTACATTGCCAAAACCTACACCGACTCAGAGATAAAAGTTACGAAAGGGTTAATTGAAAGCAAAGTCTCCCAAACCGATTTTGACGCTCTCGGACAGGTTGTATCCAATCAAGGTACTGAGATCTCTCAGACCAAGACGGATATTAACCTTGTATCAACGGTATCGGGTAATGCACGTTTGATTGCGCTTGCTATGAGCAAGGGTAAGATGTTGAATCGTGATCCGGAGTTTAGGAGCGGGATGAACGGCATTGATCGGTATAATAATGGTACCGTTGGAAATGTAGTTGTTGAGAGAACGACGGATGTTAATCTGCCTAATCAATCCGGATATAAATTGAAAATTACAACTTCAGGACCTGCTACTCCGGGATTGGGTGGCTTCTATTTTGGAACTCAAACACGCGCCAATGCTGTATTTATTACCCGGTTTATAGCATGGGTTCCTGTTGGATATAGAATTGAGTGGGCTACAAACGCCGGTGCGGGAGGGAAATGGCTCACCAACAATGTCGGGACTGGCGACTGGGAGGAATATGCATTTCATGTAAAATGTGCTTCAAGTGGTACATTCTCTTCTACTAATTATTTCTATTTAGCAGGAGGTGATGGCAGTTTACCCGTCACCTGGTACCTTGCCTTTGCTACGGTCTACGATGCCGGCTCTATTGATGACACTCCTACAAAGGATGAATTAAAAACTGGAATCACTATTAAGCCGGGTGCTATCAATATATTCGGGCAGGATATCAGTTTTGCAGGTAAAATTACTTTTTCATCTCTGGATAGTGGTTCCCAAAGCACTATAAATGCGGCTTCATCTAATGCTTCATCTGCTGTTTCTACAGCTAATTCCGCTGCTTCAACCGCTAATTCTGCCAAAAACACTGCGGACTCTGCCGCATCTTCTGCTGGAAGTGCTTTGGCTACAGCTAATTCTGCTAAAGGAGTAGCTAATTCCGCTGCTTCCGCTGCTGCGACAGCTAAAAATATAGCGGACTCTGCTAAATCTGGATTAGATTCTCTGAAAAACGGACTTGGATCTCTGGCTTATAAAAATTTGGTAGAAAAAGCGGAATTAGGGACAACTATTATTTCCGGTGGATATATAAAATCCGAATTAATAGAAGTTGATGCAATTCTTGCAGGAAAGATCGGCGCTGCAAGTATTACTACTGGAAATCTTACAGTAACGGATGGCTCTTACCTTGGTGGTTGGCAGATCCAAAACAACGCCATATATTCCCGTAACATAGCAGACGCTAAGATACAGCTTGAAATCAACGGCTATCGCTTCTTGCGTATAAATCAGTATGGAGGTGCAGCTACAGTAGGAAGTTACCCATTGATGGAGATTCGTAATGACAACCAAGACTGCCTCTCTCTGTCTACATACGGACAAGGAGGAAAGGCTTTGAGAATCATCGCAAACTCTGAGGGTGGGCATGCAATACAGAGTCATGGATCGCATCTGTTTGGCCAACGTAATTCTGAGTCATGGAACGCTCCTGGTATTCTTTGCGGTGTTTATGTGTATGCTGGTGGTACTGGTAACCAATTTTGGGGAAATGGTTGTACAGTTGGTACAGTAAGTAATATATCAACCGGAAGGTACCGTATCTATCATAATTTAGGTCACACAAAATATTCGGCGATTATACAGGCCTCAGATGACAATGGATGGTGTTTTGGCATGGTAAAGAGTATTACTAGCACTTACCTTGAAGTGCATTTGGTCGATGCTAACAAAGGAGATAGAAACGTAAATTTCTACTTGTATTTAGTAGGTCGTAATGTCTGGTAAGTAAAGAGATAATTATTAAATCAAAATATATAGAGTATGAAAATAGATTTTAGAAAGATCGTGGTTAACGATATCGAAGGCAACGTCTTGATGAAAGAGGTTGAGAAGAGAGACTCTGAGGGCAACATTGTCGGGACGGAGAGAGTGATTGATTACAAAGATGTAAGCAAGGACTTAGGTAATGCTATTTACTTCAATGTGAGTGACATCAAAGATCAGGAGATCGGCAGAAAGTTATATCTTGAAGGTGAGATTGAAGTCGATGGTCCCACTGCTGCTCTGATTAAGAAATTTGCAGATCAGATTTTCTATGCTTATGTAAAGTCCGCCCTCTTCAAATTGCTGGATTCAGCTTTGAATCAAAACAAAGAATAAACTTATTATAAACTTAAAATTAAAATGTTATGAACGAAGAGATTAAAATTGTAGCTACTGGTACAACAGAAGTAAATAGCTTTGAAGGAACTTCTTTAAGTATTCCGACCGTGAAGTATTCGATCAGATATACTTCAATCAATGGTAACAAACAGTCGATATTTGTCGGTGTAACCGATAATGCAACAGAAACGGTACCGAACGCTGATGGAGATGGCACACATGAAGAGATCAGAGAGATGAAGTTGGGAGAGGTCCGATTTGACCCTGTTCCAACTCCGCAGATAACTACTATTAGTTTTATCTACACGAATGACTTTGAATGTTATATGTCTGATATCCGTAAGATCATTGACCAGATCACTAGTGATAAGTCATAGCATAAAAAAGCCCACCTCACCTTCACAGGCAAGATAGGCTCACGCATTTATCTAATTTTAATTTAATTATGTAATCTGATTACAAATGTAGTATTATTATTTAAAAAGACAAATATGCAAGACAAATCAATACATCAATTCTCTTCTGGTCTGTTTGCTCCTGTAGCCGGAAGTTTCGTAATGGAAGCTATAGAGCACATGATCCCATGGTTGATCACTATGTTCTTTGTAATACTGTGTGATTTGGCCACGGGGTGCAGAAAGAGCTTGTTGATGGGTGAGCGCGTGAGGTTTAGTAGGGCTTGGCGGGCTACAATGGGTAAGATGGTTACCTATTTTAGCTTTGTAATCATGGTGGTGATGATAAACGAGGCCAGTGGTGGAAGATATAACATTGATATATTTGCTTGCTTATCTGTCTGCTTTATCGAAGGTTGCTCTATCATATCGAATATTCTTAAGCCCAAGGGATATGATTTTAATCTGATAGTAGCTATTGGGTTATTCGCTAAAAAGGTATTCAAGATAGAGAAAGAAGATTTAAAAGAGGTGATAACTAAAAAGGAGGAGGACAAGAAATGAATTTAAATTTAGTATATCTAATTCCCTTTATGCTTTATGTCATATTCTTTGCATTTACGAATGATAAAACCGATAATGGCAATAGGGGTATAAGTAATAGCAGAGGACCTAAGAAAGGTTGATAAAGCATATTCGTGTCCAAGTGTATAGTTTTCCGGTGAACGTATAAGGTAAAAAGATGCAGCTAACATTGGACATATGAGTATTAGGATTTCAAGTTTATATCTACGTTTTGCTAATACAGAACATAAACATAGCATTGCAAATGAATAATATATAGATAAAATAGAAGCCGTAGCAGAAAATATAATCTGCAAATAGATATCTAAATTATTGAATTGCGGAATATATAAATATAGTATAGTGAAAATCAATGGAAGCTGTATGCAAAAGCCGGTAAAAACATTTTTCTGTTCTGTATTATAGCTTTTAATTAATTCAGATATATCCATAAAAATCTAATTTTTCGCAAAGTTAATATTAAATAAATAAAGAGGAAAAGAAAATAAGGAGGAAAGAGTATGAAAGTTCTAATTGACAATGGCCATGGCGAGAATACACCGGGAAAGTGTTCACCGGACGGAAGGTTGCGTGAGTGGGCTTATTCTAGGGAGATAGCGGATATGGTCGTTTTCGGGCTTAGAAAGCATGGTGTTGATGCAGAACGCATTGTGAAGGAGGACGTGGATGTTCCATTGTCTGAGCGATGCAAACGTGCTAATAATATTTATCGCGATTCTCAAAAGAACGCTATTCTGGTATCCATTCATTGCAATGCGGCCGGTAACGGGACAAGTTGGATGAATGCTCGGGGATGGGGTGTATATGTCAGTGATAATGCTTCTTTTAATAGCAAAAGGTTAGCTTCTTCTCTGGCACAAGCAGCAATAAGTAAAGATGTGACAGTACGCAAACAGACTCCGGATGTGGACTATTGGGTGCAGAACTTGGCTATTTGCCGGGATACGAACTGCCCTGCTGTACTGACAGAGAACTTCTTCCAGGACAACAAGGAAGACGTGGAGTTCTTATTGTCGGCTGAGGGCAAGCGGACTGTGGCAAATATTCACATAGAAGGTATTATTAACTATTTAAATTCAAAGTAACATGGCTCTAACAGATTTAACTTTCAGCAAACAGGGTGAGGCTTATGTATGTGACCCTGTGCAACTTCAATCGGATGCAGGTCTTCATCTTGAATTTACAAGTGAAGATAAGAATAACCGTTTCGCTCTGTTTCAGAGTATGACGAATACAAATTATGTTCCTTTCGGATCATATAACTATGTGGGTAGCACAATAGATGTTGCTATTACAGGAGTGATCCCGGGCATGTATATCAAAGTGCAGTCTATCTCACAGCCTACTTTGGCTAAAATTCTTGTATCGGAATGAAAGTTTCAATCAATCAGGTAAAGATTAACCGCGTTGGCATTAACACGGCTCAGGTTAGGGGGATACGTTTGTCTTCTGCTGTTGCAGATCGTGGTCATAAGGTTGATTTTCCTTTCTCTGATTCCCTTATAGACTATTGGAATTTTGGAGGGAAATCCAATTTTGATAAGGATAGAACAACTGTAACAGGACTGTTAGGCAACGTACTAACAGCATATAACTTTGGATGGAATTTAATGTCAGGGTATGGAGGGTATAATGAAAATTATCTGACTTATTCTAAAGGTGCTAATGTGTTCGTAACAGATGATCATAGTATTACTATAATGAATTTTGTTCCGGCCAATAATTGGGTTGTTTCTAAATATGGTAATTCTGCACTTAAATCAACCAAGATAAAAGTAGCTGGCCTTACATCTGATGATCAGTTAGAGTATGGTTACTCTCCTTCCAATGAAGGAGCAAGAGTAATGATGCCGATACCGAAAGACGGAATATACGATTTGCCAGAAAGTGTAGTTAATCAAAGTACATATAATATTGGATTCTTTCTTAGGAGTGCCTTAACTAAGAATGTAACAATTGAGCAAATTCCTCTATATCCAGGAGCTATTGTTACGGATGGTGTTGATGATTATCTAAAGCTTGATAAGGTAGGATATAAAGTAGGAACTATTATTATTAGATATGATCCTATAATTATTTATGGAAGATGGAATACTGTTTTTGATTGTATGCGATATATAGATGCAAATCAAAATAGAATATTTTTAGGATATAGTACAAGTATTAATAATGTAGGAACTACTTTACAAGGAGGGAATGTAGGAGAATATCTTGTACTAAAAGGTAGTAATAATAAAATTTTTAATGTTACTGAACCTTTGTATTTAGGTGCTTCATATAATACTAATAATACTCCTATTGAGTTTCTATCTATGGCTCTTTATAGTATTGCTATCTACGACAGAGCTCTATCTGATCAAGAAGTACAAGAAGTTATCAACTTCATCAATTACGGTACCACCAATCCGATATTTGCGCTGAACTTTGATAATTTTGCCTATAAAGCCGTTGATTATCCAGATTTTGCTACTGGCAAAGTTACAACAAATAAAATTGTTGTAGACAGTACAACCGAATCATTTACTGGGGCTATTGCATTAGCTAAAGACCCAGAAGCTACAACTGGTGATCCAATTGAAGTATCGGCTTATAAATTAAAAGTTACTGGGATTGATTCTTATAATAATCCTGATGGAATTTGGGGAATAGCATTAATGCCAGCTAAAATTAATGATGAAAATACAGGTAATTGGGACTCTCCTATTCCAATATATAAAGATGGTGTCTATGATATACCTGCTATATTAAAAGAAGATCGTGTATATAATATGGGAATAGTATCTCAAATAGTCATCAATAAGCCTATTGAGATAGAAATCCTCTACGATAAGAATATCACAAAGAGCTTCCCGGAGACCAAACAAATATTTCCTTAAAGTTAATAAGAAAGTTATGAAATACGTAATTGTAACAGTAGAATGGTGCCTGAATCACGGTGTTGTGGTCCCGGCACAAGCAAGAAGATCAGTTGACGGGTTGAAAGTTATCCTGCATGAAGATTATATCGATCCCATCTTGAGAGAAGAAGATGCCATGACCTCGTATCGGCATGATTCGTCCGAGCTAAGGAGTATATTGAGAGGTCCGGAGTGGACGGTCCCACAAGAGGGGGTATTATGAAACGGTTGATATTTGTCGTTTTGCTAATGTCGGCAATGTGTTTCACTGGATGTAGGACTACTCAATACGTGCCGGTTGAAACCATTAAGACCGAGTATAAGACCCGTGACAGTATCCGTATTGACAGCGTGTACCGCCGTGACAGCATTTATGTAATAGACAGGGGTGATACAGTGTACACATACAAGGATCGGTATCTATATAAGTATTTATATCTTAATCGCATTGATACTGTGATTAAGACGGACAGTGTTCAGATACCTTATCCGGTTGAAAAGGCGTTGACCAGATGGCAGAAGGCAAAGATAGAACTTGGCGGATGGGCATTTGGCGGATGGGCATTTGGCGGCTTGATATGTATCGCTCTTATTTTATTGTATATCTGCATTAAAAGGAAAGGAGGATAATATGAAATAATATTCTGATTTGCCGGTGGTAGAAGGCCGGCATAGGAAACACCATTAACAAACGCATTCTTTAGGGGCAAAGAAGTAAAAGAAAGCCTCACTACCCGTCATACGACTACCAATCAGAAACGGGCAAACATCGTCGGAACACTGTTAGGAGGCTTTCAAAGTTAAATAACAGTGCCTTCGATGTTTTGTTTTATAATCTAATATGTTCTTTAGCATGAAAATTGTTGATATGTATCAAAAGGTAGTAGCGGTAGTCTGTCAGACGACGGGAATAGACGAATATTCAATGTTTCATAGTAACAAAGAGGTCTGTGTTGATGCCCGATCAATACTTGTAAATGTGCTCACAGAAAGGGGAATAACAGAAGGAGAAATATCATACCTTACCGGGCTAACTCAACAGTGCGTTAATAAACTCAAGAATAACTTTTCTATCCGCACCCGTAAATGGAGTGTCACAACAAATCTACAATCAGTTTACAACGAGCTTACAACGATATAATTTAAGTACAACGGATTTATCGTGTTCTTTGTGATGCGGTTAATATTGACCGTGTTATAACTGTATAATTAAATATGAGTGAAACAAAGACTTACGTATTCCCGGAAAGCGGGAGTGGTGGAGGAGGCAGTATGCTTGGTATGCTTGCCCCCTTATTGCAGAAAAACGGTCTTGACCCCAATTTGTTGCTTGCAATGAATAATCGTGGCGGTATGTTTGGTGGTGATGGCTCTTCTTTCCTTTGGATAATCTTCCTGTTCTTCCTGTTCCCATTGTTTGGACGCAATGGCTGGGGAAATAATGGAGATGGCGGAAACGGTGGCGGATTTGCTGGAGCCGGTATCCCTAACTTAATTAACAACGATGCAGGAAGGGAGTTACTTATGAGTGCAATTCAGGGGAACGGACAGGCAATCAACAATCTGGCTACTAATTTAAACTGTTCAATCGGTCAGGTTCAGAATGCTATCAATGGGGTGATGTCACAGGTGCAACAGGTAGGAAATCAGGTTGGTCAAAGCTCAATGCAGATTATCAATGCTATCCAGCAGGGTAACTGTCAGATCGCTCAACAGATTGCTTCATGCTGCTGCGAAAACCGTCTGGCGATCTGTCAGCAAACGAACACATTGCAAAATGCCATTAACGGTGTTGCGACTGGTCAGGAAAGAGGCTTTGCTTCTGTTGCATATGAAACTCAACGTCAGACTTGTGATCTGCAAAATTCCATCAAGGATAGCACACAACAGATTCTTGCCGGCCAGCGTGCGGCTGAAATGCGCGAAATGCAGAACAAGATTGATAAACTTCGTGAGGAGAATAGCACATTTAAAAGTTCTGCCATGACCTCTCAGATCGTCGGACAGGCAACGGCTCCTCTTGGTGCAGCTTTAAATGATTTGAGTGCTCGTCTTGCAAAAATCGAATGTAATCAGCCGGAAGTAGCGAAGGTGCCTTATAGTCCGGTTGTAGGGATTCCTTCTTGCGTTGCAGCTCAGTATGGTCTTTACAATGGTATTGGAGCATGGGGCAATTTTAATGGTTGGGGATAAAAGGAAGGAGGCATTATATGGCATTCATTAGTCCTTTTATCATGGCAAATAAGAATGGTATTCCAAGATTGGAGAGTACAGGGGTTACCGTAGGTACTACCAACGTACGTTTCTCTTTCCGGAATCATCCGTTCCTTTCTGCTCCATTTAGCGGATTGATTCTGTTCCGTTTGGCACAGCCGATCCCTTCCGGTACTACCGGTACATTACCGGTAGTTTTTGATACCAACGGTGCTACTCAAGCACTGACTACGATTGCCGGCGCAGATGTTACTGCTTCGGATATTACCGGTACCGGAATTTATCTGTGCTACTACGAATCAGGTAGCAACACATTGCAAATTCTTACCGGAGTAGTTTAAAACAATGGGCGGGAGTAATCCCGCTCCTTAAAGAGTTTATTGATTATGCCTTTTCAGAATCTAAGAGTAAATAGTGAGTTTTTCATTTTGCATAGGGATGGTACTCCATATATAGAGGTCGGCTCCGTTTCCGGAGTATCTAATCCTGTTCCTGAGTTTATGCAGCAACCCCTTCCTTATGGACAACCTCCTAAGATGGTGGTTGATATAACTATCAAGGTAGGTGAACAGACTGTTACCTTTCAAAAAATACCTGCCATGTCTGATATTGCTGATGCAAATTTTCCAGGTGGAGGTAATATGGTAATATCCGGTTCAAGAGAATCTATGAATGCGGAAGTGGCGGCTATGCGAAATCATTCTTCTGAGATATTAGGAAGTGTCGAGCATCATAAGTCTGTGATGGAATCATGTGATAAAATGCTCCAAGTACTTAACCCCGAATTTGCAGAAAGACAGAAGCAGGAAGCGGAGAACAAAGCGCTTCGGCAAGAACTTAGCGAATTGAAAGCTATGATGGCTGATTTCTTTAAGTCCTCTGAGAAGGCTGCAAGTAGTAACAATTCTAAAAAACAATAAGTATGATGATGATTGAAATTTCCGAAAGCAAGGTCGAGAAAATGTCCGACTACGCTGAAAAGATGCTTCGCTACGGTGGTAAGCTCATGCAATGCATAGAAGAGCTTTCCGAGGGTGAGGGCATGGGTGAACGCTGGGATGAAGATCGTAGATATGATGACGATCGCTATTTTGACGAAGAAACCATGGGTGAACGCGGTGGTTATGGCCGAGGTGGTAATTCTAATCGTGGTGGTATGGGTGAAAGACGTGGTGTACGGGGTACCGGACGCTATTCACGCTATCGCTAATGTTTAATTAGGGAGTAGTTTATCTGCTCCCTATAACCTTATTAAGTCATGAAAAGAGAACCTCTGGATATAAGAGATAGAAGACCGGAAGAAATGGAAGTATATCTTTCGCATTTTGGATGGCATTTCAACAAGAAAATGTGTGAATTTGCTGTTTCTTTAATGGAATGGAAGGGTCAGAACGGAGAAAAAGAAAAACTGCCTGCGATGTCTAAGGACGAGGTGGACGCACTGTTAACTAAATACGGTGTAACTCTTAAAAATAAGATCGGTTATGACTACGTATATGTAGCTAATATGTGCAAAGCCGATTTTCTTAAATCATCTGTTCCGAACGAACAGTATCAAGCATTGTATGTAAAAGACACGATTGATGATCCTGACGCACCTGATGGAACAACGATGCGAAGATGGTATGTTACAATGATTGCGGCTGGAATACCTATAGAGTGGGACGAAATGCTTTGATAAATGATAAGGCAACGGTTTATACTATCCAAATATGACTGGAACTGCATGGTGTATTACGCAGTAGATACGTATTACACGGAAGAAATATTGGATTATATGCACTCTATCGGCTGCGACGGTAATATGCTCCGTACTGCGTACGATAACATAAACTCCGGCAACCTGAATACCGGAGTTACTTACTCTAATTTCGGCACCCGGGAAACAGTAATGGTTATTGCCCTTACTTCGTCCCCAAAGGAGTTTGCTAAATCATGGAGGCACGAATGTGGACACATGGCTACCCATATATGTCAGGCCATCGGCATAGATCCGTACGGTGAAGAAATACAGTATATCGGTGATGATATTGTTGAAAAGACGTGGGAATATGCAAAGTCATTATTATGTGAGTGTGATTGCTGTAAAAACAAGGTCAAACATTTAATACGTTAATTCATGAAAAATAAAGAAATTAAGAAAGCATTGAAGAGCGATACTCCTATTAATAGTATGTATGCTCTTATTCCGGGTGGCAGGATGGGCGCTTTCAAAAAGTTTGCTGCCCGTTTTGGTTTTACTGAAGAACGGATAAAATCAGTTCTTGACAATGAAAAACGATAAGCTGGACATATTGTTGGAACAAGTCGATGATCGGTACCATTCCGATTTTTGTAGACTTCTGTTGGTTATGTTATGGAACGTTTAGAAGAAATCTTTGACCGTATTATATCTACATTGATCGATATCGTCGATTCTGACATTCCGTATTGCGCTTTCTGTGCGATATTGGCGAGGGTGTATTGGATGTTGTGAAAATGTTCTATTTTTCATGTGGTAAAATTATAATCCCCGTAATTTTTCTGACTAATTACTTGATTTTAGTTCTGTTTTTCATCTTATGAGATAAAATAGGCCTTTTTGATTATTCTCAATGTATATTTGACATTTCTGAAATTATTTATATTTTTGTAATGGCGATACAGTTTGAGGAAACGCATGAAAATATTAAGTATTCCCATAGAGTTGGGAATATGTAAACAGTGCCGAAAGATCCTCAAGCGTTCGGTACTGTTTTTTTATATTCCCATGTGTGAAGGGGCACATTACGAAAATTGTATGAATGATATTCAGATTTTCAAAAATGAGCAATTTGGCGAAGTCCGAATTGTAATGAACGAAAGTAATGATCCTTTGTTTTGTGCAAAGGATGTAGCGACTGCATTGGGCTATTCTGATACAGCTGATGCAATACAAAGGCATTGCAAATCAGGCAAAAAGGTGTTTTACCCACATGGCAATGGAATTGGTGGTACTAATATGGTATATATTCCAGAAAAGGATGTATATCGGCTTATAATGAGAAGTAACCTCCCTAATGCTGAACAGTTTCAAGACTGGGTGTGTGATGAGGTATTACCTTCAATACGTAAGCATGGTATCTTTGCGACCTCTGACTTTATAGAAGAGGCCCTAAATAATCCTGATGCCATGATAGCGGCTCTCACGAAATTGAAACAAGAACGGTCAGCACGCATTGAAGCAGAGAAGCAGGTAGCTGTTCTTACTCATGTAAATAAAACCTATACATGTACGGAAGTTGCCAAAGAATTGGGACTTAAATCGGCAATTGAACTTAATAACCGTTTAAAGGAACTTGGTGTGCAATACAAAGTTAATCAGACGTGGGTGCCATATACTAAATACGCTACTCTTGGCTGGTTTGATATAAAGCAAGAGGTTGCTGACAATGGCCATATTATCTACCATAGAAAGATTACCGGAATAGGGAGACAAGGTATCATCAATCTTATTAATCCTTAGTTCTTCAAAATATTGGCAGCTGTTGACATACTGTTTCAACATTTTGTTTTTTCTTTGTTTGTAAGTTTTTGTATAATAGAGTGTTATTGTTAATTGTCTTACTCCCAAACAGGGAGAAGGCAGCAGCACTTCGAATGTGCAGCAGAGCTTGTCGGCAAATATGAAAGTGAAAGTGAAGATGCGTCAGGCAGATATGCCTGCGGGGTTGTCTAATCTGTTACATCTGACGGCGAGCAATATGCAAGTAGAAGAAACTGAAGCTGAAGAAATAACGGAAGGAGGAAATAAATGAATAATGTAGCCGAACATGCCCGTGAACAGAAAGCCGGGATGAAGTGCCCGCAATGCGGAGCATTTATTGAGACATCGATCTTTGAATTATTGACATCCAATGCCTTGCAGTGTCCATCCTGTCACTTGCGTTTGAACATAGACCGCATGAAGTCGAAAGCAGCTTTTGACGCATTGCGGAAAGTTCAGAATGCGCAGGAGAATTTGGAGAGAAAAAGCAAGTTCAACGGTTAAACGGACGAGGCATGAAATTGACTTTTTTCAAGCGGATGGGGGAGAAGATCCGCCATCCGTTCCGAAAGGAAATTCCGAAAACAATTCCCGTTGTAGAAACTGCCCCTCAGCCGGTAGCGGATAATGCAACCGAAGCAACGGCAGAAGAATCTTCTGTCATAAGATCGGCAGATCAATGTGGGGAACAGGCACGTTATTTTTTACTAAGAAATAACAAGCCGGTTGGTAAACCTTTCAGTTATTATCATCCCGAGATACGGATCGTTCATGTCGGTAGTTTTGTAAATGCCTTTTTATTTTTCTTGCGTATGTGCGATCAGCGTCTGTTGACCTATCGCCAGACCGGAGAATATCTGCATTGTACAGCCGTTTTTCCGGATGAAAGCGGTAATTTGTATTTCACGAATAAAGTGACTTGCCGTAACAAGGAAAATACTGTTGCGGTCCTGAAAATTGATTATGTTGGCCTTAAGCCAAAAATCACTGAAATTAGATTTGAATTAAATATTAAAAAATGA